ACTCGCCAACAGCGAGAGTGACGTCACCAATTTTGTCGTTAAGTTGGTCCATTGAGTCACGGAAATCGCGTGCTTGTTTAAGTTCTTTATCGTCAATAATTTTTTGTTCTGAAACACCATCTAAAGACGCTTTGAGATCGTCGGCACCCATCTCAATAAGTTCGGCCATTTGTTGCCAGCCCTTGCCGAGAAGTTGTGAAGCAACTCTGGCTTTTTCGGCTGGGTCTTTAATTCCTTTTAAGCGTTCAACAACATTAAGGAAAGTTTTGTTGACGTCTGTTGCGCCTGTTTCAGTTCTTGCTATTTCAATGCCTAGTTCGTCAAAAAGTTTGGGGCTGGTGCCCAAAGTTTTGTTCATTTTGCCAATAGCAGTTTCAACTGTCCCTGCTTCGATACCGATGTCGCCAGCAACTTCAATAAACTTGGAGGCTTCTTCAACGCTCAGCCCGGTTGCGTCACTGAACTTGCCCGCAGAAAGTGCAAGGTCTTGAAATGCTCCGATTGCCTTGACTGCAAATGTTCCAATTGCAGCTCCTGCTGCCAAAGCGAAATTGGCAGCGTTGGCTTTGACAGCATCTAACGCGACTTTTGAGCCAGCCTTAAATTTGCCCATACCGCCTTCGGCGTTACTGACAGCAGTCTTGAAATCACCAAAAGCGGCTTTAGCGTTTTTGATGCCCGTATCTTCAAGGCTGGTGATGATCGGAATGTTGATTGCCATTAGCGAATCCTTGCCATCTCTCGGTTTGCTTTGAACACCACGGCCTTGATCGTGGAGTCCATTTCTCGTTCAATCATAGACAACGAGTCGGCTGCTTTAGCCCACATGAAACGCGACGGTTCACCGGGTAACAAACTGGCAAACATAGGACGCTGATATTTCGGTTCACGCTTAGACACTGTGCCTCCGCCTTTACCAGCCATGTCTACAATCGCCACAGGCGCGCCCTTAGTTGTAATTCGGACAATGTTGACAGGGACACTCATACGGGGCTCGTTGAGGTTCCTGCGGGGCTTACGCGTGTCAATCTTGATTACCGAGTTCTTGCGCTTACTCCACCCGGTACGACCGTTATGAGCCATACCAGACAGCGGAGGCGACGACGGTATCGACTGGTTAATTTCAGCAAGCAACGGCTTCAAAATGTTGCGAATATCTTTGTTCAATTCACGCTTCAAAGCAGGGTTGATTTTGCCAAGTTCCCTTAGCGTTTCGCCCACACCTTTTACCTGAATTGTCATCGCTTGCTCTCGTTCTGCTCAATAATCAGCCTGACCATCTCATCAATGATCTGGGCTGGAGTTTCCATCAGATCCAACGGACTGATGCCTGTACGAACAGCGAGCTGCGCGATCAGGTTTGTGGCTCTTCCTGCGGGCCCTGTTTGGCTTTTGGGACAAACGTGATATCCATGACGTTTTCAACCCAAGTGCTAAACAACGGCACCACAATCTTTTTGGTTCGTAACGCATCCCAAGCCAACCATGCGAGAGGCTTGAACTTCATGTCCTCTAAGAAACGGCCCACGGAGAGCGTGGGGTGATGATCTTCCCACCTGCACGCAACTCCGTAGGTGATCGGTGCTTCGAATGTTTCACCGTCAGCCATTTCTACTTTTAATGTCATGCCAATCATGTCGGGGTCCTTTTGTTAGTTGTTAATTACGGGCTGACGATATCGCGGACCCAAGTGCCACCAGTGAAGGTCACTGAGACTTGGCTCAGTTCTCCGACGGTTGTGACGATTGGGGTGAACGATGACATCATTGCATTGCTGATTGTGTACTCAGGGTTAGACGCGGATTCGGTTGAGCCTGCTGGTGAGATGACCAGTGTGGTGGTGCCGTCTCCGACAACATCAAACAGAGTGGCTTCGACTTCGCCTGCGCCGTAGTTGTTAAACATTGTCAAGGTGACGTTCACCATTTGGAGGCCCGACACGAAGCGGTGCCCGGTATCTCCGAAGGTCGTAGATTCCAAAGCGTCATAGCCGATTTCTAGGCTGGCAGCTGAAGTGTTTTGGGTGACGTCCACCGTTGAAATAAGGACAGTTGGGTTAGACAAGTAAACGGTTTTTGTAGTGGGCATGGTTTTTCCTTTATGGGATGCGCTTGGAAGCGATTCTGATAGTTAGGTCGTATGCGGGTAGTTCTTGTGAACCGATCTGAGCGAGCGACGGTGAGCCACTCAAAACGGCAATAGAACTGTTCATAATGGTGTCGCAGACTTCAAGAATGTAGTTCGCCGAATCGCTATTGCCGGGTGGCGCGCCAAGGATTCGGAGATCAACTGTGATATCGGCGACTTGGTTGTTGAAACAAGTGAACGTCGGTAACTCGACAAACACAGTGAGCGGTCGTGCGTTGCGCGGATCGGTAACAGGCTTAAGCCCAAGGGCTGTAAGCGAAGCCGACACCGTGTTGATCGTGTCCGTGAAGATGCCTGCCATTTCATGCACACTGCGATCGTTTAATGCCGAGCAACTGGTTGACTCGACCCAAGGTCATAAGCGGTGGTCCTGTCATGTCACCAAATGACGCGTAACTGTCTCCAGTGGTCCCGCGTTCACGGTAGAGCCCTGCGGCGTAAAGCGTGGTTCCTAACAGCACTGAACTGTCAGGGACGGTCGTGAGACTGTCGTGGTAACCAGCCTGCACGCGACGCCTGAAACACCAAGCGTTTGCAGCTGCAACACAAGTGGTTAGGAACGCGGTGTCATTTGCCGTGGCCGACGAGATCCCAAGAAACTCAATTACTGGCGCAGTTGATGACAACCATGTGCAACTCAAATTCCATGTCAAAGTTCCAAACGGATCGGCAGCTGATCGTTCTAGATCGTCGCCAACATCTTGAAACATCAACTGGTTAACAATGATTTCGTTTTCGTTGTAAAGCAGGTCGCCTGCTTCGTTAACGCCTGCAAACAAGTTGACCGGTACAGCGATAACAATGTGCGTGCCGTTGAGACCGTGACCGAGTCCTGTCAGTGTGATTGTCTGGCCGACTGTTATGTCGGTTGTTTCAAGGGTCTGCACCACAGCAACATCGTCTAGACGCTGGTGGTGCGTCACGCTAAATGTGGCCATGGTGCAGTCTCTCTACTTAGTCAGTCGGATCAGGCGAACGTGAACTTGACGAACTTGCTTGGATCAATCATTAAGGCGGCGAAGTAGCCACGGAACGCAATGGTGCGGCTCAAGGTGGACGGGTTGTCCAACGAGATTGCGCCCTTTTGCTGTTCAAACAGTTCGTAACCAGAAGCATCGCCGACGATACAAGTTGCGCTTGCAAAGTTGCGGTCAACTACAACTTGCAGACCGAAAGCGTTACCGTTTACTTGACCGGGTGCAAGACTGCCGAAAGCGTTCATTGGGCCAATCTGTGGAAACAACGGACGGTTCGCGTCATCCGATAAAGCGATTAAATCCTGCCAAATTCCGGGAGCCACAAACAAGTGAGTCGGCAAGTTGCCATTTGACGAAGTGAGGATGGTTGCTGCAGCTTGAGCAATTTCAGCAGTCCAAACTTCAGGCTTGCCAGTGTCGGCAACAGCGAACGCTTGCGTGGTTGTCGCGCCTGCAACCAAAGTGTCGGCTGCGTAATTGTCCGTGGCGTTTGCGTAGATTCGGCCCATGTCGTCAAGCAACAAAGACAAGATCGCGGGATCGCTCCAATCCAGATCGGCTTCGGACACATTCACAAAGCCACCGAAAATTTGTTTTGTAACTTGGTTTGAACTCACCACGAAAGTGCCTGACTGGTTGCTCATTTCGGCAAGGCTTGCACCTATGCTCACATGGGTCGTGACCTCAGGGCGAATGAAGACCTTGCCTCCACCGGGCATGGACTTGGCACCGATTGCATCAACAACTGGGCGACGGCCAATGAAGTTGTTGTAGACAGGTCCAAGGATTGGGGTTGGGAGCACGCCGGGTGTGTCGGTGGTGACAACGTCGGGAGCTGCGGCGCGAAGTGCTTCGTGCATACGTTCCCAAGCAGTTCCGCCAGCAATGGCAGCACTCAAGTATTCAACAGCGGTCGGCAGTTTTGCGTCACGCTTGACAGCGGTTGCGTAGATGGGTTGAGTCGCAACAGCGGCTTCAACGGTTGTGGGTTCTGACATTTCATCCTCCTCGGATGGTGTTGGGGTTGTTTCTGTTGGGGTTTCGGTTTCGTCGGGTTCGCTTTCATCGGGTGATGAGGCGGCGACTGAGTAGACCTGTGCTGATTCGTAGGCTGGCACAGTGACAAGCGACAGTTCTACGAATCGGGCTTGAGAGACCTCTAGGGTCCCGTCTGACAGGCGCTTGAACTTGGTGGGGATTGCTCCGACCGAAACGCTGTCTAAAGCGCCGTCGGCTAGCAGTGCAAGAGCGTCATCGGCGGCGCGGGTTGCGCTGAGTTTTGCTACAAACATCATGCCTTCGCTAGTGGACACTCTTTCGGTGACTCGACCAATGACGCGCGTGTCGTCGTGGTATTCCAAAAGTTTTGGCATTGGGCCGTCCTCGGGAAGTGAGCCCTCAAGGAAGACCACACTCTCGCCACCACTCAATTGGGCCTTGACATTCCACGGGACTGCAAGGCCAGTGATCTGGCGTGATGGTTCACCATCAGCGGACGCGTCCAGCGTGATCTGTTGAGCGGTCAATCTAATCATGAATATTCTTCCTCGCGGTTTCCTGAATCAAAAGCGGGTTCGCGCTCAACATTCCCTAAATCGTTTTCGTAAACATAATCGGAAACATCAAATTTAACGTAGCGTCCACGCGGTAAAAGTTGGTTCATTGACAGAGTTTGCTCAATGGCGTCCAAATATTGTTTGGTGCCAAACAAGTAAAGATCTTGGCGTGCTTGTTGCGCGTTCTGGTATGTGTAACCCTGAACGCCAATACCGAGCAAATAAGCAGGTATTCCAGTGGCCCGAGACAGTTCTAATGCTTGAAACTGGCGGCCTTCGATTAATTGCAACGAATTTGGGTCGCTGGAAAATTCCTTAAATGTGACCACGCTGTTAAGGGCGCCAATGGCCCCAACCTGACGGGCGTTACGCCAAGCAGCTGCAAGTTCTGAAAGATCCTCGGCAGACATTGGTTCGGATGCGTCGGTCTGTTGCAACCAACCAGCGGCAATCTCGTTGACAGCAAAACGATCAGCGGATTGCTGAAGTTTTAAGGCCGTCATGATTGCCCGGTTGCCTGTGTACAGCAGACCTTGAGTCGGTGCCAAGAATTGCACGACGTCATCGGTTGCTAATGGGTAACCGTTAAATTCAACTTGGTCGGACGGGCCGAACCATTGCGGGCCAGCCTGATCCATGGTCGTGACCATTGCGGCGGGTAACCATTGGAACGAAAGCGGGCGTCCTGTGGCAGTGGATCGGCTGGTGATGTACCAGAATCCGCGACCGTGAAGCATGAGATCGGTGACGAGCTGGGAGAAAATGAAGTTGCGCGTGACTTTGGGATCGGGCTGATCCATCCACGACTCGTTCTCCAAATAGATCTCTTCATACTCTTCGCCAGTCCATTGCGTGGTGTAATGCTTTAGTTCTAAGCAGCCGACCATGGACGCGATCATTTGTATCGAGCGGGCAACAGTGGGAACAGAGAGGGCCAGTTCTTGCGACGCCCCGACGGAGTACGTATAGAACTGACCCACCTGTGCGGCAGAACCTGCTGCAGCCTGTATCGGCGCGGACGCAAACGCGGGGGTTGCGCTTACTTTCTTGCTACCGAAAAGAGCCATCACTTGCGAGTCTCTCACATATTTTGCGTCTATGTAAGTACCCCTAGCCAAAAGCGAAAGCGGCTTTGCTGGACCGTACTGGTTTGGACGCGAGCATGATTCCCCAAACGGCACAACGCGCCAGTTCTATTGGCCCGGGTGACTTTTGCGAACTAAGCACAATGGACCCGCCCGTTTTGACGGCCACGGCTCGAGCGAGATGTTCGGCCAGTGCAATATCGCCAGTGTGGTTGACGCGATCCTCCACGATCATGGCGCGACAAGCTGCAGTCCATTTAAGTAACTCGGCGTAGCCGACGATTTGCATCCGACGACGCAAGTCTGGGGGACAGTGAATTTCTAACGATGGGGTGACAGCAAGTTTCACGGTTTGGTCGTGCATGATCCGCACAACTTCCTCCCACATTTGTGCAGCCGACTCGACAACAAACGCAACCGAGACGATGACGCGACCGTCATCAAAAGCGGTTGAGATTCCGACGTAGCGCGAGTCGTCCACGCTTGAGTCAATGGTGAGCCACTGGGTCGGTGGTGCTGGTCTGTCGGATTTGCGGTCGTTCCACAGGTTGATCGGCAAATAAGAGTTTGTTGAATCCACCCACAGATTCAGGTGGCCTCGAATGAACGCTTGACGGTTTGGCGAGTCGTAAGCCAACTCCAAAGCCTTGGCCGTGATCGTCGTCCCCAGTGCTGGGTTAGCCCATCCCCAGTGCGACCGATCTTCAAGACTGACACCGGGCGGAAGTGACCACTCAGCAAAATAGAGCGCCGTTGGTTGACCCGAGTCAATCGCCGCAATGCCCTGTTCTCTAAGTTGTAAAAGGACGGTACTGCCCTGATCGCCCGCTGTGCTGAAAAGCATCATCATGGGATTCTTGACCGCGATCTGTGAAGGCCGTAAAGCCGTGAACACAACCTCGGGGCTTATGTCCCAGACTTCGTCAACCAAAAGAACTGACGCAGTCATACCGTGCGCGTGAGCGGACGCCGCGACCACTGAGATGCTCGAGCCGTCTGGGAAGTTGATTCGCTCGTCACCGTTCTGCCAACGAACCTTGCAATCAAAGTTTTCAAGGTCGCGAACAACATCACGAAACAAGGCCATGCTCCGACGCTTTTGGTTAGCCACAATCACGATCGTCTGAGGCTCGCGACGTGCAGCTGCATACTCGGTAGCCATAAAACCAGCGACCGCCCGCATGACCAAACTTTT